CGGCAGGGGCTTATAGTCCACCAATTCAACCCGTTTCGGGTCAATCAAGATAAACTGCACGGCGGCGGGGCTGTCATGTAGGGCGGTATATACCAACCCATTTATGACAACGCTTTTACCGCTGCCCGTTGCGCCTGCTATGAGCAAATGCGGCTGCTTGAGCATATCCCCGTATAGGCTGTAGTATTCGCCTTGTGGGGTTGTCCATACCTTTTTCATGGGCTTTCGTTCCTCCTTGGGTATTCTCCTACACTCTGCATTTATACGGGCTTGTGACCGTCTACGGCTGCATTATAGGGGAAAGCCCCGGCAGGGTGTGAGCCTGTCCGGGGCGGGTGTTACTTCATCACCCGAACCAATGTTATATTTATGTCGGGGTTGAATGTGGCGGCGTGGTATGCGTCCCAGGTGGGAAAGATACCGTTATCAAATGCGCTGTTGAGCGTCCATTCTGCATAGATCATATTTGCACCACCTTACACAGAGAGCATGTGTTCAACCTTGATCAGCACATCACCGGGCAATTCCTGGATTAACCAGGCGTGACCATATTTATATGGTTCGTTGTCGTAGCGTCTGCCCACGGTAAGCCCGGTATAATTGACCTCATACAGACCCCGCTGCTTGAGCATTTCACAAACGGCGGTATATTCGTAGCGGTTGCCCTCTGCTTTCCATTCCTCAATGGCTTGCTCCTGTTCGGGTGTGCCTGCGTGCATACCGTTGAGATGGTACTTTTTCCACAGATCATAGATTGTATCGAACAATTCCGGGTCGGAAAGCTGGCGGCGATACTTGGCGATTTCATCCAGGCATTGACCACCACAAACACAATCCGTGTGTCTGGCGTTCCAGACCGTGCCACAGATGGAGAGTTCCACATATTCCGGGGTCTTGCCCGTGATGGTCTTTTCTCCCGTCTTGCGGTCAATGGTGAAAGTAGTTTCACCACCACGGCGGCGAAGTTCTACGTCTACCTCAACCAGGTTGACCCGGTTGGACTTGTTCGTGTACTTGATCTTTCCGAAGTTAAACGTCTTTTTCATATTCTTGCATCCTTTCTGCATACACATTCATTCTTGATTGGTACAGGATCGCAAGCCGATAATTTCCGGGGCTTGCTGCCCTGTGTGCCTTGCTCATTTATATCTGAGCTTTACTATAATATATCAGATATTTCTGAGTATGTCAAGCTATTTCCTCAGATTTTTCTGAGATTTTTTTGAACCCTGGGCGGCTGCGCTTGCTCCCGGGCTGCGTCCGTTCCCGGCTGATCAACGGCGGGGCGGTGGGGGATTTCGGCGGGGGTCAGCCGGGGCGGGTGAGTGTCGAAAGTTCCGCAAAAATAAAAAAAGTTTGGTGAAACCAAAGGCTTGTAGAGTAAATCTGCAAATAGCATACATTTCTTCTTAGTAGGGCTTCTTCTAAGAGAAGTTAGGCGTATTTGGGAAAATACTCTACAATACCCTACTCTGAAAAATCCGCAAAACATAAAAAAGCTACTCAGATATAATTGACATTCAGATAAATCTGTGCTATATTGAAATCAAACAAAGGAGGTAGTAAGTATGCTTGCTATGGAAGCTGTGAGAAAAGTAATGCAGACCCAGGGGGTTAAGCCTGCCGCACTCTGCGAAATGTTGAATATTAAAAGTAACGTCCTCAGTGAGAGGTTTAAGCAAAAGAATGTCAGTATCACCAAACTTAATGAGATGCTGAAACTTTTGAACTATAAAGTCATCATCGTACCCTCTGATACCGAAGTTCCCGAAAATGGCATTGAGGTTGAATAAAGGAGGGCTACAAGTGGTTGATCTCTTGATATTCCCGTTTGTCTGCATACTGGAATGGATATACAAGGAGTGGCTCCGTTTCTGGAAGGTGACATGGTGGACGATTAAATTTATGGCATGGCTACTTACTGTTCCGATATGGGATGCAGTCGTGCTAAGTTTTCAAATTATTGCGTGGGTAATTTGCAAATTGTTCAAATGCCAACCCCCTCACCTTAAGGTGGGAAAGCGTTTGATGATTTTCTCTACGTGGAAATAATGTGAAGTCGTGGAAAGCCACGGCTTGTCCAATGGGACTGCTTCTTTCGGGCAGTCCCGTTTTCTTTTATGGAGGTATTTATGGAACTACTGAAACTCAAGGGTAGGATTGAAAAGGCTATTCAGTCTCACCCTTACGAATATGACCCTCTCAATGACATGTTCGGTCTGTGCCGGGAGTATGAGAAGGTTGACTTTGATATAGCCCATGCGTGGAACCATGATCTACGTCCGAAGATTGCGGTTGCCCTGCAAGCAGCAGTTGAGCGTAGTGACTTCCTTGCTGCGGAGCGGTTCAATGATCTGCTGTATCGTTCGTTCCTGTTCGGTGCGCCCCACTTCTTTGATGACTATTTGCAGACTGTGGAATACGGCAAGGCATTGGACAAGCAGTTCTACAAGCCCCGCCGCCACTACCTCAAGCGGTATGTGGATGCGTACCAGGAAGTGCTGGACGGTAAGCTGGACTTCCTCTCCATCTCCATGCCGAAGCGTGGCGGTAAGTCCCAGTTGGGTATCAACTTTACCAATATGCTGTCGGGCAAGTTCCCAGATCGGTCTACGCTGATGGAAGGTACAGGCGATGACCTTGTTAAGTCCTTCTACCTGGGCTGTCTGGAATACCTGCAAACTCCCAACGACTACCATTTCTACGACATATTCCCGGAAAGCAAGCTTGTCCAGACCAATGCTGATACGAAGATCGTCAACCTTCTGCACAAGTCCCGCTTCCCGACTATCATGTGCCGCTCCATTGATGCAAGACAGGTAGGTCTGTCCGAAGCAACCAACCTTCTGTATCTGGATGACTGTGTGGAAGGTCGTGAGGAAGCGAAGAACAGACAGCGGCTTGACGATAAGTGGGAAGTCATCTCTGGCGATATTATCGGACGTGCCATTGAAGGTACACCCATTGTCATCTGCGGTACACGCTATTCTCTGTATGACCCTATCGGTCACTTGCAGGAGGAAATGAAGAAGCAGGGTAAGCGTATGAAGATCATCGAAACCCCTGCCCTTGACCCGGTGACTGACGAGAGTAATTTTGAGTACGTCCGTGAGGGCAAGAAGGTGTTTACCACCCAGTATTTCCGTGATCAGCGTGAGATGCTGTCTGCGGAGCAGTGGGAGTCCGAGTTCCAGCAGCAGCCGTTTGAAGCGAAGGGCGTTCTGTTTCCCGAAAAGAGTCTGAACTACTTCTTTGAACTGCCTGTTGACCGTGACCCGGATAGTATCATTGCGGTATGCGATACTGCGGACAAGGGCGATGACTATTGCTCCATGCCCATTGCGGCGGTGTACGGCGATGAAGTCTACATTGTGGACGTGGTGTTCGATGACTCTCCCCCGGAAACTACGAAGCCCGAATGTGCTGCGGCACTGATGCTCAATAAGGCAGTGGCGGCTACGTTTGAGAGTAACAACGCAGGTTCCTACTTTGCCAGGGACGTGCAGCAAATCTTGACGGAAAAGAAGTACACCTGTAACATCCGCACGAAGCGGACTATCAGTAACAAGCAGACCCGTATTGAGTTTGCGTCCGATACCATCCTCAAGAACTTCTACTTCAAACATCCTTCCACTTATGCACGGAACAGTCAGTATGCCGCATTTATGAAGCAGCTTGTGACCTACACCCGGTCTGGTAAGGTTCCTCACGATGACGCTCCCGACTCCCTGTCCCTCATGGAAAACGAACTGCGGGGTCTGGTGGGCGCAAAGGTAGAAATTATTAAAAGACCTGTATAATTCTCCAATGCTTATATGCTTATTCCTCTTGACAAGAGCATTGGAGAGTTGTATAATAACAGTAGGTGAAACTATGTGCAAAAGGAGGTAATTACGTGGCTATTGCACTGCACGGTAGACGAGTGATCTATACCGATGAAACCGAAGTGACTATCGAAAACGTAGTGAGTATTCTGCGTAAGGCACTTCCTGTCCATTGGAAGAACCGTAGCGAAATCCAGTATCTCTGGCACTACTACAAAGGTAGGCAGGACATTCTGAACCGCATTAAGCAGGTCAGACCAGAGATTTGTAATAAGATTGTTGAGAACAGGGCAAATGAGATTGTGTCCTTCAAGTCGGGCTATCTGATGGGCGAACCCCTACAGTATGTGTCCCGTGGCAACGGTGAGAACCTTGCGGACGCTATCAACCAGCTTAACGAATACGTCTTTGCCGAGGAAAAGCCTGCGAAGGATAAGGAACTGGCAGACTGGTTCCACATCTGCGGCACATCCTTCCGAATGGTTCTCCCCGATGAAGAAGGAGAGGAAGATGACTCTCCCTTTGAAATCTTCACGCTTGACCCCCGCAACACGTTCGTGGTCTATAACAACGGACTGGGCAACAAGCCTATCCTGGGCGTGAAGTACGTCACCGATGAAAAGGGCGTTGTACATTACTCCTGCTACTCCCGCTATTTCTACTTTGAGATCGTGGAGTCGAAGGTGGTATCCTACGCAACGCACATCCTTGGTGAAATCCCCATTATCGAATACCCGCTCAACCTTGCCCGTATCGGTGCATTTGAGTTGGTTATCCCTCTGCTGGATGCAATCAACCTTACTGACAGTAACCGCATGGACGGCGTGGAGCAGTTTATCCAGGCATTGATGCTGTTCCATAACGTAGACATTTCCTCCGAGGACTTCCAGAAGTTGCGTGAGGAAGGTGCTATCAAGTTCAAGGATATTGACCCGCAGTTGAAAGCAGAGGTATCCTACCTTATCAACTCCCTTAACCAGGGTGAAACCCAGACGTTGGTTGACCACATGTATCAGACGGTGTTGACCATCTGTGGTATGCCGAACCGCAACGGCGGTTCTTCTACCAGCGATACCGGGTCTGCGGTTATCATGCGTGATGGTTGGTCTGCTGCGGAAGCACGGGCAAAGGATAGCGAGTTGATGTTTAAGAAGTCCGAGAGACGCTTCCTTAAGCTGATCTTGAACATCTGTCACGTTCTGGTGGGAATGAAGCTGAAAGTACACAACATCGAAATCCGCTTCACCCGCCGTAACTACGAAAATATTCTGCAAAAGGCGCAGGTGCTTGACCTCATGTTGAAGAACCCGAAGGTTCACCCCCGCCTTGCATTTGAACACTGCGGCTTGTTCGTGGACTCTGATCTGGCTTATACAGTGAGCCAGGAGTATGTGGAGGAACAGGAAAAGAAAGCCCAGGAGTTGCTTGAGAAACAAAACGCCATGAAGGGAGAGAATGACGATGACTCCGGTAATCACGAAGGAAATGAAGGAGCAGATCGAAACCCTGTTGAAGCACGGAAGCAGAGTGGAAATTTTGATTGAGCAGGGCAAGATCGCCATTGTTGAGGTCAAACGCAAACTGAAAATGAAGGAAGCCGACAAGGTTTAACTGGGACAGTGGTTCTGGTAAGTCCAATGGGACTGTGAGTGGTAGTACGCTCATAGTCCCATTTTTCTTTGGAGAATGACCATGGAAAAAGTAATTTCTCAATACACCACTGCTTTAGATGAACTGAACGTCCTTACTGCAACCAGCTACAAGCTGGCAGGCGGTAGGGACATTGCCGCAAAAGTCAATCAGATTGCGGACGATGTGCTTTCCTTTCTTATCAACGCCTACACGCTGGGTATGGAACATGCTTCTCTCATGCTGGCTTATGATCTCTCTGTAGATGTGGACAGTATGTGGGATGCAATCTACCTGGTGATTGATGGAAAGACCTTTGAGGACAGAGTGGCTGATCACGTGATCACCAATGACCTTGCTGGTCTGAAAACCTTGGTAGAGTCGGAGTTCCACCGGGTCTACAACGCTGCCGTACATGACGGCGGCACGGACTTTGTAGCCAATGGTGACTTTGGTGTGACAAAGAACTGGATTACCGTCAAGGATGCTGATGTGCGAGACACCCATAAGTATCTTGAGGGTCAGTCCGTTGCCTTGGAGGAAGAATTTTTCACCTTCGATGGTGACCATGCCCCGTATCCCGGTAAGTTCACCAGAGCGGAAAACAATGTGAACTGCCGTTGTATCGTGCGGCTGACAACTGATGAATAGCGGGACTCCCGCTTGACATGGTGAGGGAACACCTAAAAACGCAAACTCAAGACAAGAGGATAAAACAGAAAACATAGTGAGTGAACACTACAAACGCAAGGAGGACTTTATATGAGTTATTTGAGTGATCTGCTGGGTTCTGCCTACAAGGAGGGCATGACCGAGGACGAAATCTCTACTGCACTGGAAGCCGTGGGTCACGGCAACGATGCGGAAGTGAACCGTCTGAAAACCGCACTGTCTAAGGCTAACTCCGAAGCTGCTGACTACAAGAAGCAGTTGAGAAGTAAGCAGTCTGATGACGAAGCCGCTGCCGCTGCACAGAAGGAGGAACATGACAAGCTGGTCAAGGAGAACGGCGAGTTGAAGCGTTCCATTGCCCTCTCTGAAAGCAAGGGTAAGCTGCTGGCTATGGGCTATGACGAGAAGCTGGCAGACGAAACCGCCGCTGCGATGGTGGACGGTGACATGGAAAAGGTTATGGCAAATCAGTCCAAATACCTTGAAGCCCAGAAGAAAGCTATCCAGGCTGACGCTATGCGTAAGACCCCCCGCCCTGCGGCTGGTTCTGACGATGGTAGCGGCGTGGACTACGCTAAGAAGATTTCCGAAGCACAGGCAAACGGTGACTTCACCGCTGCCGCCTACTATACCCGCCTGCAAGCCCAGGAAATGGCTACGGAGCAGGCAAAAGAGTAATTTGAATTTGGAGGTAAAAGAAAATGGCTGACGTTTTTGCAACCAGTTTCGGCGTACTGAATTATAGCGGTATGCTGTTCAACAAGGGTAACGTGCGTACCCCGCTTTCTTCCATCATCGGTAGCAAGGCGAAAACCACGAACCATGTCGAGTTCGTCACTGGACAGGAGTACACTTCTGGCGGTGACGGTTCCCAGCCCGGTATCAGTGAAACTGCTTCTCTGACCGCTCCCGAAGCGTCCGTTGTGACCCGTGAGCAGAAAACCAACGTGACCCAGATTTTCATGGAGTCTGTGGGTATCTCCTATGCGAAGCAGTCCAACATGGGTACTCTGTCTGGTATCAACATTGAGAACCAGCAGGCTAACCCCATGGGCGAACTGGATTTCCAGGTTGCTGCGAAAATCCAGAAGGTCAATCGTGACATTGAGTACACCTTCAT